TATCTCAACTCCTGTATACCATCCTGAGGATTTTTAATATCGATTACTTTGTTGTAATAAAGTCTACCATCAACATACCAATTTCTAAAAATCTCATGTGATTTAGAATCAAAATCTAACAGATCTTTGATGTGTTTAAATTCATCTCTAATTTTATTTTTAATCCCATCAGATGCTCTAAGATTTTCTAAGTCAATCTCAACAGGACTATCATTAGTATCGCTTACAATTGCTTCATTAACAATATCTTCTACAGCATTGTCCACCTCAGGGTGGAGAGCCATCTCTCTATATTTTTTAATTGATTGATGTTCATCCTTATATATCCCTTCAAGGTCAATAACTTGACTGGAAAATCCACTTTGAATATAATAGTCAACCCCATCCTCGCCTGTTTGCGGGATGGGGGAAACTACGCCTTTAGCAAGGTCGTCATTGTCCTCAATAGAAAATCCAAAAAGTTTGGCCATTATTAAAAAAATACTTGATCTTATCTATTTATCAAGCAACAGTACCACCATTTCCAGCAGCTTCCCACCATTGGACTTGGAAGGTTACTGTAAATTCTTCAATTGCATCTGAAGAATCGTATGAAAGATCGATAGCAGAAACATTAGTTGGGAAGATACTGTAGAATTTATAAGTCCTGAGAACAGGCATATTTTCTCCAGATCCTTGATCTGAACCAGCACCAACTGCAGCTCTACCTAACTGGTAGACATAGGCATCTTTAGTGTAGTCCTCTGGGTTAATATTACCAGAGTTGTCAGACACCTTAGCGATGCTGTTCATCCATCTTTCCATGGAAGTGCGGATTGCAAAATCAGTATCGTTGATGACAGTAATCTGCCACTCATCGAATGTTCTATCTCCTGCAATTTTAAGTTGTCTCCCTCTAAATGGAACGCTAATGGGAGCAATGTTGGATGCTGGAAGATTTGCTGCTTTGACAAGGAATCTTGATTTTGGATCAATGTCAGCAACTGAGGAATCTACAGCTCCGTCTGGATACGCAAGAACCACCTCAAACAGGTTAGGTCTTGCAATTCCACCAGTCAACCTCGACTTAAACTTGTCGATAGTGCGTTCAGAAGTCTTTGGTGGATTCTGTTGATTGATTGCCATTGGTCTTATACCTGTAGGTTTAGTTAATTAAATCAGACCTTACCAATAACTTCGTCAAATGATACACCTGTGCGAGTAGCAACAAATGTAAGACCGATAAAGTTAATGGATCTTGCGGGTTTGATGTAGATGTCAGCAACAAACTCGTTGCTGTCAATGATAGCAGGGGTGTTATTGGTCTCATCGCAAATAACGACGAAATCTTGAATACCTCGTTTTGACTGCACATCACGGAGGAATGGTTCAACAATGTTGATGAAATTAATTCTAGTAATCTCGTCGTTGAACTCAAAGAGCACATCTTTTGCTGCTGCAGCGATTGCCTTCTCAAGGAAGATAAACAGTCTGCGAACATTGATTCTGTCAAAGGCAGAAGACCTACCTAATCCAGTCTTATCACCGAAGAGGATAATTCCTGCACCAGGTGAGAAGATGATAGGGTTGATTCGATTAGAATAGAGTTTATCTCTATGTACTTTGTTAGGAGCGTATGCTAGTTTTACAGCATTTAAGATAGCACCTCTTGCTGTTCCGCCTGGTGAGAACCAAGGGAAGTTGTTGATATCGTTTCTAGCACATGTACCAGCGATATCTCCGTTCATTGGAATGTAACGGAATTGCTGATTGAACCTGTCATACATGTACTTGTAACCACTGTCAAGAACCGCGTAAGAACTTGATGTGATTGGTGAGTAGTAACTAACAATGTTGTCAGTCACAGTGTCTACATTTAATTGTAGTGACTCTCCACTGCCAGTAGGAGTCAAGAATGATCCTCTGAATGGTGAGAGGAATGCGACGCAATCCTTTCTAAATTCTGCAATCTCAATTAATTTATTAGATAATGCTTGTGTTTCATGTTTGCCATGAGCGGCATTACCAAGAAGTAAGAAGTCAATATCAAAAAGATCAGGGTCTCTAAGATAGTCATATGCTTCTGAAAGAGCACCAATATCAAGGTTAAGGGCACCAGACTCAGTAATGGTAGAAATACCATTATAGTCTTTACCACCTCCAAGGATCTTGACATAGTTACCAATACAACTGAAGGCGATGTTCTCAGTATTCTGATCCCATCCACCATCACCAAATGTATCCCAACCATCATCAGCGAAACCTGTAGATGTGATACCAGCAGGAGCACCACCAGCAAATAGGTTTGGTGAACCAACTTCGATAACCTTTCTCCAGTATGCAGGAGCACCTGCTGAATATAAAGCATCCTTTGCTTTAGAGAGACTAGTGTGTTTCTCTAGAATAGTTCCAGAGTTACCAGTTAAAGTTCCAGTATCGTCATATGCAACAACATGAACCTCGTCAAATCTTGAGTTTCTTTGAGCAGCATAAGATGATGTGCCAGGTCTCTCCGCAATCTGATTCCACTTAACAGTTGAACCGTTGCTAAGACTAATAAGTTGTTGATCGAACCAGTCTACAGATCCTGTGTAAGTGGTTAAACCACTGTATTCGTTTGCTGGAAGACCTCTCCAACTACCATATCTTCTAGACTCGTTAGTATGAATACCAAGGTTTCCAGTCTCAGAGAACTGATAAGTACCTGCCTGTTGATAGTCAACAGCAGTCTCAGTGCCCATGCCAGAAACATGTGATACCACCTTAACAGTGATTGTAGAGTTACCAATCTCGGTGATAATACCTTTTAAGAAACCATCTAAAATGCTAGTGCTACCAGCTCCTGCGATAACAGTTCCTGCAGGGACAGTCTGTGTAACAGCGTAACCAACTTTTAGATTAATTGGGTCAATGGGGACTGTAGTAGAACCGTATCCTAATACATCAGTAGTAACGATACCACTTAATACCTGATCTCCAAAAGCGTCGATGGTCGCAACCTTAATTCCGTTTGACCATGAGCCAGGATTTTTTGCTGCGTATGTAACACCTGAGAGAGTATTCTCTGCGTAACCTGCGTCAACATAGTCATCTACGGACTTGATCTTAACGCTTGCTGCAACTCCCACAAAACCATTTTTAAGTTCTTCGTCGTCTGCACGAACTACTCTCATCACGCCACCGTATGCGAGATAAGACGATGCAGTCAACCAATACTCGTAATGGTTATCCTTAGGATAAGGTTGTCCAAAGGTATCCAAGAGATCGGCTTCTGTCTCGATGAGTTGAGGTCTCTCTACTGGTCCTTTAGCAAAGGGAGCGGCTAGTCCAGCGGTCTTTGTCGATGTTGCATCGACTCTACCGTTGGTTAGGTCTACTTCCCTTACAACAATTCCAGGAGATGCTAAATTTAGTGGCATCTGATTATCCCCTAATAGAATCCAATTTGTCTATGATTATTTATTGTTTAGACACTTTTAATTGGGGAAACAGTACATGAACACACTACCAGTCTGGATATGTCCAATCGCAGATATCTTTCTTTCTCCTACTAGTAATTCTATTGATTGTACATTTTTTACATTCGTAAGAATAAGATGACTGGAGATGTGTGCTATTTTTATGGGTTATATAAAAATCTTCAATCAAGTTTTTTGTGACACCACAAATCCTACATCTTCTTTCTGTTAATAATAAACTTGCCGTGTCAAATTGATCTTCTAAGTCCATTGTGACAGAATCCAACTACTAGAGTTTTTCTTATCTTCACCACCTACACCAAATGCAAATGACACTCTAGGATCTTTATCAAATGCATCTATCTCTGGTATATTATCCTTTGTTCTATCTCCACCATTAGCAAACACTACATCATCAAATATTTCTAATACCTTATTAATCAGGTCTATAGAACTATTATTATCATCATTAAATGCTACGCAACTATCTACACATGATAATTCTTTGATGATACACATTCTCTCCTCTATTGGCATGAAGGGTTTGCCTTTTTTTCTAGTCAACCATTCATCAGAGTTACACCCTACTATTAGGATATCTCCTAGTTCTTTTGCTGCTTTGAAGTGTGCAATGTGACCACTATGAATAGGATCAAATCCACCACTAACAATAACAATTTTCATTTGTACTCCCACATGAAAGAACGATCACCATACTCATCAACCTTTGCCCACCTGTCACCTTCTCCGTCAACAAACTCATCTTCATCATCTACACCATCTAAAATAAAACCAAAAGGAGCCATGTCTTGCTCAATTTGATTCTTCTGTTCTTCGTAGATGCGTTTACGGACATCCGTATCTGTCATCTCTTTAAAGTAGTCTTGTGCCACTAACCAAGAGAATATGACTAAACACATAGCAAGGTCATCGTGGCAACCATCCTCTGCCTCCCACGATTGTTTTTTCTGAACAAAGGTAGTAAGTTCAGCAATGATATCGTAATCATTTGTTATTATCTTATCATCTTCCATTAAGGTTTTCAAGTTAGAGCAACCTAACTTCTTAACAGCTTGTGTCATTCTGACACCCATCTGTGTCCTACTACCAGAGAATCCTGATCCTACTTGTTGACCATTTCTACCTCTCATAGCACACATTAATAAATTTTCATATTCCAAATCGTAGTTAAGGATAGATGCTACCTGCTCTCCGATGTCATTAATTTCTACCAATACATATGCTTCATTGTACGCTCTTGCTACATCCATTATGATATTAGGAAACAGCATAGGTTTGATCTCATTATTCCTATACCTTGCCACAGTCTTATATGGATATGTTGTAATATCAAATACTACAAAACATGAATAGTCATGGTCAATACCTCTAGCAGTGTCAACCGTAACGATATAATCATTATTTTTTACAGGTCTTTCATATAGGACAAGTCCTTTTCCATTGTTCTCTATTGGATCTTCAAATACAAGATTCCTAAGTTTAACTACACTAATAAGAGTATCAACAGATCCTAAGAACTCACATTCAAACTCAACCTTAAACTGTTGTTCAGATGTGTTCTTAATAGTCTGTTCCTTCCACTTAGCATCTCTGCCAGGCACTTCAGACCAATGAACTTCAGTAGCAGTATATTCGTTCTTACCTCTCTGTGCATCATGCCAATACCTGTAGAAATGATTCATACCACAGGGGGTAGACACCATTATGACTTTTGTGGAACTACCAGATGTAATAGTAGGATAAACAGAACTAAAGAACGCTTCTGCGATATGATTTGGGACAAAGGCGAACTCGTCGAGGAAAATGATATTGAACGACATGCCTCGGACAGCACTTGCAGATGTAGAAGCTGCCAGTATCTTTGATCCATTTTCTAACTCCATTGATCCTTTGTTCCATGATAGGATACCCTGCTGCATCCACTTAGGAATGTTTTCATATGCAGTTTGTAATCTACCAAGTAGTTCTCTGGCAGTTGCTGCTTTGTTTGCTAGAATACCTACATTAACACTATCATTAAATACAATATAATGCAAGAGGTATGCAACACAAGTAGTTGACTTACCTGTTTGACGAGGCATTTTGCAAATATTAAATCTCTTTTCGTGGAAATTTCTAATTAACTTTTCTTGAAAATCATACATGTCAAAGTTAACAAGACCTTTATCAAGAGAAACGATCTTTACATAATTTTTAGCAAAGTAAATTGGATCGTTTTTGCACTTGATAAACTCTTTGACTTGAGCTTTGCTCCATTCAATTTGAGTGTTTGCTTTTTTTAGATTAGGGTTACCTAAGTATATCTCGTTATTACTCATTCTTCAAATGCCATACGAAGTATATAGTAAATGTACCAAGATACTACTATTACTAGTATCGCTACCATCCAAATAACACTCCAGACAACCATGGTTAGTTTATTCCTCCTAAACCATTTGTGTATTCAATATTTGGTATCGCTGATGCAAGTCTAAAATTCATTGATATAACTATTCTTTTAGAATCTGTAGGTGGCACTTTATGTCTCAATAAAGATGGAAAAAATATAAGTAAATTATTCTTAGGTTGTATTTTTAATTGATCTTCAAAGATAATAGGAGCACAATCTTCTTCTACCTCAACAAAATAAACACATGACATAACATCGGGAAAATGGTCATGGTCTTTAGTCCAGTCACCTTTTTCATAATCCACTACCCACATATTAGAACACACAAGAGAACACTCTGCCTGAAAATGATTGGCAGATAAAAAATTACATGCCTGCGTACAGACATCTACGAACTCTTGAAATCTAGGATCTTTTTTATGAGTAAACCAGTCACTCCTCCATGCTTGCACATTACTTCTATACCTTTGAGGGTATACTCTTTTGTGATCAGCAATTAAAGTTTTTAGATTTTCATACTCTAGAGTCGTACTAAAGACTGGTAGGTCTTTAGATACATTAGCAATTCCAAATGTTGTCAATTAACACTTCCATTTTCTAAGTGCCAACGCCTTACGAGTAGGTTCCCCGTTAGGTTTTTTCATCGGTCCTTTAACACCACCCATTCTAGCACAGAAAGATCTTTTTCTGGGACCTCCTTCAGGTTGTGGTGCTTTTAAATCACTACCAGGATTTTCTCTCTCATAAGATTTTCTACCTTTCTCATTCAATCCTCCAGATTTATTCTTACCCTCTTTTCTTTGCCATGCTGCAGACCCCTCTTGAACAAACTCAAATTCATCTCTCCAAGAACAAGATTCATAAGTATTGGTATGGGCAAATGCTTTTCTTGCTTTACCAATAGCATCACCCTGTAGATGAGGTGGTAATTTAGATTCTCTTTCCTTATCTTTTTTCTTTTTAGCATCACCCATTTTGCTATGTTCAATCTCTGGTTGATAACCTTTACCTTCTTTTACACCCATCTTTCCGCCAGGCACTCTTTTTCCTGCACCTTTCTCAATATTTTTTTCTAATTTTTTTACTGCCTCTGGATGTGATTTGCTAAGATCAGCAGTTCCTTTATAACCCTCACTCATGCGACGCTTAGCAGCATTGCCTTGACCTTGGGCACTAGCACCTTTTCTTTTTTTCTGTGAAACTCTATCCTCACTAGTACCAGTTCCAAGTCTAAATGCTGTATCTCTATCAGCATCAGTTCTCTTACCACCACCTTTCTTAATATCGCTATCTTGCATCTGACGAGCACGGAGTGCTCTATCACCAGTCAATCCTTCTACATTAAGTGTCTTAGGATAGTCTTTGTCACCTTTCTTAGCAGGTGCCTCACCACGCTTACGCTTAGCATGGATATTGTCCCAAAGACCTCTCTTCTCAGAAACAAAGTCTTCAAAAGTTTTAGTTTTTTTACCTCTTCTATCTTCATGGTCTGCTCTTCTATCTTTTCTGATACCACCACCTAATTCATGTGACCCATGTGGATTGCCATATCTCTTGTCTCTAGCAGTTGCTCTCTTATAATCAGGTAACTTTTCATCTACCTTTGCCTCTACATTGAGAGTTTTAGGATAGTCTTTCTCACCAGGTTTAGCAGGACGCTCTCCACGCTTACGCTTAGCATGAATATTGTCCCAAAGACCTCTTTTCTTACCCTCTCTAAGAGATTGTGCTTTTTCGTAGATACTATCCATCTATTCACAAAATACCAGATAGAGATATTTATATTAAATTAAAAGAGAAAATAGTTCTATGTTTATTACTGTAATTAGGAGGTGCCATATGCATGACATTTGCAGGGAATATTAATAACTCTCCCTCTCCTACTGTAGGACTATATGATTTCCTGTGACCATCAGCACTTTGGAATGGTGCGAAGAATGTTGTACTTCCATGTTCCTTCTGATCATACTCTGCGTAAAAAACACATGAGTATCCTATCCCACCATGATCATGTGGTTGAAAATAATCTCCGTTATTATATCTTTGACACCAAAGTGCTGTTACATCATTAAATTTGTATTCTGATTTATATGCAAACTCTTCCAAGGCATCCCTAACTATAGACATGAACAATGAACTATATTCAGGAATATCTTGTTTAAAATAATCTGTAAATGATATGTGGTGGTCTTTTAAAGTTTTATCCTCAAAGGGAACCATAGACAATATTTTTTGTTTAGACCATCCCCACTCCCTACAGAAACTTTTGTGAAATTCAACGGTGAACATGATTGCAGAAATACTTTAGGTGACCTTTCATTAATCCATACAGTGTATCAGATAAATGATCACAGTGTGGACATTGATATTTGGTCTGACCATTAATAGTAACTCTCTTAGGAAAGTTAATCGCGTTGTCTCCAGTCATCCGATCTCTCCTGATGAAACCAGTCTACTATATCTTCAGGAGAACCAAAACCCCTTTTATGGTTGGTTGAATCGGGGTCACCAATATTCAACCCGTTAAGAAAAGAATCGTCAGGATTTGTAGACAATCTTCTTGCTGTGTTTAACATGCCTCTGGCACTAGTATTTGCCTTTGCTAACTTATTTGCCCAGATCATGTCTTCTAAAGTAACTTCAGATCCAGAGGCAATATCTTTACATATTGATTCTAGTCTGAGACGATATTGAGTTGATAACATACTTTAAGTATAGTATAGGTTTCCTGAAATTGAGATTCTATCCTCATTACAATCATAGAAAGGATAGACTCCGTGTCTAAAGGACGAAGGGAAGAATAACATGTTGCCCTCCATATCTGGATTCATCTTATAAATGTAGGATGTAATTACACCAGATGTATCTATGTATGACATCTCAAAGTCACTTGCTACAGAATTGTTGACATCTCGTAAAAAATCTTTATTGTTCTGATCCTTAGATATAGTAGGGATTTTCATCCATACCACAAAAGAAAAAACTCCACCATGATCATGTGAAGGATTGAACTCATGTTCTTTTTGATAATTAACCCAAAACCCATTAAGTTTTAATCCTTCAATCTTCATGTGATTGAGTTTCTTTGGGGTATATGGAAATTGTTGCGTATAGTTTTGAACGCAACCTAATAATATATCTTCAAAATATCTATTCTCATCTACTAAATCTAAGCTTGAAGAAATATGTCCTGCTAAATTTCCTTTAGCAGAACCTTGTGCTTTATCAATTCTTGACCAAAGGTAGTTTACAACTTCCTTAGATAACCCAACCTCTAACCACCCAGTTACGGGTGGATAGACGGGATTACAAGAGAACATCAGAACTTGATGGGTGCAGGACTAGAAGGGACAGGAATAACCTGTGCTGGTGTAATTTTAGTAGGAGCACCACCAGTAGGCAGAGCAGGTAGACCTCCACCTACCCCAAGAGACCCCGTAAGACCTCCCAGAGCCTGTGATTTAATTTCATCAATGATGGCACCACGGTTGACATATACATATACGCCACTAGCGACAACGGCACCAGATACAGCGAAAGACGCAACAGCAAGTACATTAATTAGTTTTTGCATGAATTAAAGTTTGTAAGATTCATTATTTTTAGGTGACTCAGCAACAATTTTTAGTGGTGCTTGTTCAATAACAATGGTTTGTGTAGGACCACCGTTTTTACCTACTGATCCGTTGCCGTTACCGTTCATTTTCATTGTACCATCTCCTTTTTTAGAGGCGGTCTGAATTCCGAAGCTAGCTAAAACCCCAGTAAAAACCGAAGCTATAAAAGTTGGATCGATTTTTTGTT